TTTCTCTGTGATCGCATCGAGCCGTTTGTCAATTCCCTCTCCCAGTTTGTCCATGCTCTCTTTGAGTTTTGCAGCCACCTGCTCATCCACAGTCAGTATGGCACCGGTGGCATACACCACGCCTGTGCCCTCAACACCTCCAAAGAATGCAGCTAATACAGCTACAAGTACCAGGAGGATCCCACTTAAAATAAAAATACTTTTTTTCATGTTGTGTAATTTTTGGTTTATAATTTGATTTCAAAGTCCACCATGGTCTTTCTCGGCTCATCATCATCTCCAGTGGGATCCCCCGGCTGCAGTTTTGCGATCAGTGAGTCATAGGCACTTTGAATCTGTTTAATTTGATATTCTAAAAGTAAGAAAGTTTCATCAGTATAGGTCCCATCTCTCAGGGCTTTTGTCAACAGATTAACCCTCTGATTGAACTTTTCAGCCTGTTCCGTTGGGCTGAGATCCTTAACAGAAGTCACTGGGGTGTTCTCATTTGCTCCCCAGATAACAGTGCTCCCCTCCCACAGTTTCACCTCCAGCATCCTATCATGGTTCTCACCTGCGCTCTCAGTTTTAATGGGCATAATACCCACACTGTGCTCCTTAATGACCCCATCCTCATACAGCAGCAGGGCATCCCTGCCAATGGCTGTTTTGGAGATCTTACTGTGAAAAAATAGACCTGTATTATCCTCTTTGAGTGTACCCTCCTCCTGGAATCTGTTGAGTGGCTGGTATGTGTTATGCATCCACAGGTGAAATATCCTGGGTTTACTTGACTCTGGTCCGTTTTCCTGGAGGGTTTTTTTATAGGCACCCTTGACTATCTCATCACCGTGGGCATCCACTATGTCCCATGTTGAAAAGTAACCCTCAACAATTCCCTTTTTTACATCCACATCCTTGATGGTGGGTGCAAAGGATTTGTATTTTATGTTTTCCATGTCAATAAATTTGCATATGTATCACTCCATCCCAGATCCCCTTTCTGATCAATCGTATCGTATCATCCACAGGTTGAACATACCATCCAGGAACGTTACATCTGTATCATCAGTGGCATTCTGCACCTGCACCATGATGGTGTCCCCCACAGCTACATTTTCCAATATACCAGAGCTGGATGTGTTAATCAGTTCAGCTCCTATGCTCAGCGTCCTGCCCAGTGGATAAACCTCATCCTGGTGTTTTACTGCAATCCATACAGTATCATCTGCAGCCATTACATAAGTGGTTGACAGCTGAAAAGCATAATCCCCTGCATAGGTAGCAAAGGCAGTATCATGCTGTAGTGTCATGTTGCTCACAGCTCCATTGTTCCACACTGAATCCCCCCCAGTAACAGTGTACCAGGTGTCCTCAGCTGATACAGTGATGGCTGTCTCCTCATCTGAAAAGTACATCCATGCATAGGGCATAGTGTTGAGAGATGCATCATTTGCACTCAAAACATCTACAGCAGCCCTGGCCCTTAAAATTGACATGCTGGTGGTTGAAATGGTCTGTCCATAAACAGCAGCACCCAGCAGCATGATTCCGAAAATAACAATTAATTTTTTCATAATTTCATTTTTAATTTATACTTGTTCATCTTTAATAATTGGTTCATAAGTTACTGTACACCTGCAGTTTATTGTATTACCAGCTGATCCGGAATAGTCACCAGGGTACTGCAGACTCTCCCCGGTCTTAACAAATGGTTTATCCATCTCCACCTTTTCACCGTCCGGACCCATTGGAAATTTACCATAGTGGTCATACCTGCCAGGTTCGTACTTGCCCCCCCTGGTTGTTCTCCTGGTCCTGGAGTCCCTGGCAGATAGCCACACTTTCAGCATGGGCTCCCCGGTCTCTTTGGCCCCGGTCAATGATCCCAGATTGCTGGCCATAGTTGTTTCGGTCCTGGCAATCCTTGCAGCCCTATAGGTTGTAAACTTGCCCCATTGTTTATTGAGGTTATCCCTGAGTAACACACTGATCTGACTGGTGCCCATCCCCTCAGCTGCTCCCTCCTGCAGGGTGGCCTGAATTATCTTAACAGCTAGTTCCTTGGAGGCATCAGTAATGGCTGTTATCCTCACCCCGGCTGTCAGTTTAAGGTATTGCATCACTTGCCTGAGCCAGTGTTCATCCGTGGGCATCCCTCCCATCTTATGGATCATCTCCGGACCCGCTGCCTTGCTCACAGCATTGAATGACACTCTGGCAAAGTAAACCCCCACTATCTCAGTGTTACGCTCCAGCTGGGGCTCGATCAGGTCACTGGTGATCAGCTGTGGGATCCTGGCCTCCATGTCTCTGATGGTTGACTCTGAGATCTCATCAATGACCGGCTGGATCTGATGCATAAGTACAGACTTCCACTCCCTAATCATCTGCTTTGTAAATCGGTTCCTTTTGGCCTGGGTCTTTCTCCAGTACAGTATGCGTTGTCTCTCAGTCATTAATTCATATACATATAAACACCCAGCTGGGTGGCCCTCCGGAGCTTGCCCCTTTCAATAGCATCCATGAATACATATCTGGGGCAGTCCATTAAAACAGACCATCCAGACAATACAAGTTTGCCTTTTATAGTTTTGGATTCATCCATTTGTCTACTGAGTCCACATCCATCATAGCCTGCTCTGGGGTGATCTTACTCCCATCCATCCAGATCTGATCCATGCCAGGTGTCTCTTTTGGTTCATAATCAATCACTGACCGTTTCTCATCCAGGGTCAGCATGTCTGCATTTTGCAGCCACTCCATTAATTCTTTCATGTTTTTCTGCAGCTCAGGGATAGCCTGCAGGTCCATGTCAAAATAGTAATTCTTTCCATCCCTCTTTGACCAGGCAGGGATCCACCACCTGTTGAGCTCATCCCTGATGGTTCGCAATTCCGGAATAACACACTGAGTCAGGCCAGCCGTAACAGCCTCTTTCATGTTGTTGTAAGTCTTATTCTCAGGGTCATTGAACAGCTGTGACTGCAGGTGATATACCCCACACATTTGTCTGAGGTCCATCTGCTCCTGCTCAAGGATCTTGAGATCCACTGGGCTCATGCCCATCTGTTGCCACTGTACAGGTTTACCCACCACCATGATTTTGCCTCTGTTGGTGGGGCCTCCAAATTTTTCATAATATTTCTTTTCAACCATCTGGGCCTGCTCCGGAGTCATGCCCTTATCCCCTGGGGCGTTGAGGTGCTGTGACAGCATCCCTATGGCTCCCATGTTCTGCAGGGCCTTGACTGATGCAGTGATGGAATCATTGTTCCGGGTAATGAGCCTGGAGGCAGCTTTTAATGGACTCATCCCATACAGCCCCCCTGCATTCAGTTGCTGAAAGTTCCAGTACTTTGAATGCATCACATTCTCTGGCTGGATGTGTTTGGTAGGATCCCCCAGCCAGTAGTAATGTCCCACCGGCTGCCCAGGGCCTCCATACTTGATCCCAATGAGATGGGCAGGCAAAGAGTCCATGGCAATGAAAAGTCCTGAATTTGGGCCTGTAAGCGGTCCCCTGCCATGGATGTATGTATCACCGGTAACAAGTTTGAACCCCAGGACCTGCTCAATAAATTCACCCTGTCCCTGCAGCTCATTTGGTTTGGCCCACACATCCAGCAGCTGGTGCTTATCCACAGATTCCAGTGCTTTCTTTTGATAGATGTTTGCCATGATCGCATCAGTGGGATCCATGTTTTTATACCTGTTCAGCCACTTCTGATCCTTTACCTCATACAGCACCCAGGGGATCTGACTGGCCTGCCTGGTGATCCAGCTCACTATCATGTAAACAGTGGGATTCATTCCATATCCCTGCTCCACCAGGTCCTGCTTTCCTGACTTGAGCCATGCAGGTGCTCCGGATCCCATCATGGCCTCACTCATACCATCACCGAATGGCATCCAGCTTTTCATGATCGCTCTCTGTACAAACCCAGGGGTGAGCCTGGAGACTATGTTTTTATTTTCCATCATACAACAAAAAATGTGTCCTGATTTAACATAAGTTCAGTTACTGCCCATACCATTGCATCAATGTTATTGGGACTTTTCTCACCCGTTTTTGCTGCCCATGTGGTCATTTGGGTTTCCAGTTGTGAATGGCTGCCCAAATGTTTTACTCTATGCTGTTCATATAGTGCCTGCACCGGCTCAGCCCTTGTGACCTTGCCCCTGGATGCCCACACTTTACTGAATGATACATCTGATTGAAATGTCCTTATTACTGTCTCAATGAGATCACCCCCATTGTTCGCCTCCCCTATTATCCTGTCTGCATTGTGTTTGTGATAGGCTCCGATTGCCAGCCTGGCCCACTCTGATGGTGTATATTTGCCGGTCAGATCCTCCAGGATGTATGCCCTATCATCTATCCCCAGGCCAGCCACACAAATCCCGGTCTCATCACTATTGGGGTCAGAGGTTACTGCAGGGTCAATGGCCACCACTATCCGGACCATCTCCGGTGCCTCTTTGACATGTGCAATCTCAATCATTTTCTGAGTCCACAGTGCTCCCAGGGTGTCTGCCAGGATCTCAGCATACAGTTCCTGCCTGCCCAGTCTGGTGCCCTCATATTTTTTGATCACCTTTTTGAAAAATGCTTTGGCTAGGTTTGCAGCGTTCTCATACGTGGATCCGGTGGTGATGTGGTTATCCGTATCTGCAATAAGATCCTTAATGACTTTAATGGGTCTGGGTGTGGTGGTGATGATTGCCTGTGGATTGTTCCCCAGCCTGAGCCCCATCATGGCCATGTCCATTGCCTCCTCAGCATACTGCCAGCTGGCCACCTCATCACACCACATTTTGTGACACTGTGGCCCCCTGAGCACATCAGGCTCATCAGCTGAGAATAGCAGGGCCTTGCACCCATTGGGCCAGGTCAGCCTCTTTTTGGATGGTTCATATTTGGGTTTGTTCCTATTGGGATGGACTGCCAGGATCCCGGCTGGTCCCTCGATCATGGTGTCCCTCATGTCTGTGGTGGTCCTGGCAATCAAATGGATGATGGGCACCTGGTCACTCCAGATCCTTGTGGTCTCAGATCCTGTCCTGGTTTTACCGAATCCCCTGCCTGCAATGATGGCCCAGGTTATCCAGTCACCAGGTGGCAGCATCTGCTTATCCCTGGCCTGTAGTGTCCATCTGTACCCTATCTCCTCAACCAGCAGTTCAAGTTGATCCCTTTCTGGCCCCTTTAATAAGGCCAGAGATTTTGTCAATGAGCTGTTCGTCGGTGAGTTTTCCAATAAGGTCTGCTCCATTTGTCAGATTTAGTGACTCTTTTGGTTTGCCCAGCATGCGGTCCAGGTAATACATGGCAGCAGATATACTGCCATCCTTGCCCTTGGTGTACAACATCTCCAGGAGGATCAGCACCCTCTCTGATTTTATCACCTTGCCTGCACTCCACCCTAGATCAGTCTCCTCAACTTCCGTACAGCCATGATCTGCAATCTTTTGCAGCAGTTGTTTGTATGTCTCCTTACCACCAGCCATGTTTCTGTGACCCCTATTTCAGCCCTAAGTTTACGAAAAAAGCCACACAATGTCAATCATGTGGCCTGGTTACTTATTAACAAGTGTACAGAATACATTTATTTTCTGATCCTATCACTGCCTGGGGTGGGTCTGTTCTTTTCTCTGTTGATAAGTGTATCTAGTACACTTTCATCAATTTCAATGGGAGTGAGCATGTGGTCTACCTCCAGGTGCATTTGTTCCTTGAGGCTTTTTGGTGCTATGTATATTTTCATTGCTTTGAATTTAGTCTTATGTTCTGCTGGTGGGTGTATCTCTGATCTATTCCCCCATACGTTTCCA